GGACCAGCACCTGTTGAAGTAGCTGGTGTTATAGCATCTAGCTTTTCTACATTACTAAATCTATCTAAATTTTGTCCTATGTAAGCCATATTATTACTCTATTATATCCCATTGTTGACTTATTTCATTCCATTTATATTCTTGACCATCTGTAGGATAAGCAACTGGTGCTTCCCATTGACAAGTTTCTTCATTTAGTGTCCAACTTTGATATGGTTTTGGAGAAATAAAGGCATCTCTATCTTCATCATAAGTATAACCTATTCCAGCAAAATTTTTTCTTAAATTACCATTGTATGAAGTTTGTTTCCAAATATTATCTGAACCATGTAAATTATTTAAAAAATCTATTCCAGCTTGTTCAGTTGTAGCAACATCATTTGATACTACATGAACTGCAATAACTTTATTATTTTCATTTAATTTTGCAAAATGTGCCATTATCCTGTGTAACTCCCATCTCCATTATAAACTAAAATTGTATCTGAACCTGATTGTGAAACTGTTGGACTTCCTGTTGTTGTTCCTGAATATCTTGAAGTTGGCATTCTTAAAATTACAACACCTGAACCACCATTTGCTCCAGCTACATCATGTGAACCTCCACCACCACCACCTGTGTTAGCAGTTCCATTTACACCTTGAGCATTACTTGAAGCAGCACCACCAGCACCACCTCCTCCTGTACCACCAGAACCAGGGGGAAGATTATCATAACCTTTTCCTCCTCCACCACCACCTCTAGCGACAGATGAACCTGTAATTAATGAATATAAACCATCACCACCATCTCCAGCTTCTGAACCATTTCCTGTGCCACCTGAAGTAGAAGCACCTCCTCCACCACCAGCACCTTGTTGTCCACTACTTCCTGAAGAACCAGCACCACCTGACATACCTTGACCAGAAGTTCCTGCACCTCCAGCACCTTGATATGCTCCTCCTCCTCCTCCAGAGCCACCTGAAGAACCAGCAGAACCAGGACTACCTGAGTGTCCTCCTCCACCTCCTCCTGTAGATATTATGTCTGTTATATCAGAACCAGCAATAGAAGAATTTGAACCATTTGTTGCATTTTGTTGAGTTCCTGTTGGCGAACCAGCACCTCCACCTCCAACTGTTATTGTATAAACAGTTGATGGATTTAATTGAACTGTTGTTTCTGTAGAACTATTTGCACCAGAAGTTTCTGAAGCATAAGAGTTTCTATAACCTCCAGCTCCTCCACCACCTCCAGCAGCTCTACCTCCACCACCTCCTCCAGCAATAACTAAAAAACTTGCTGTTGTATATTGTGGTGTTTCAAAAGTCACATCATCATCAGAAGTTGGAATCCAACCTTGTGTTGAATCAATATAAGTACAAGTTATTGTTTGACCATTTGTATTATAAACTGGATTAGGAGAAGTGTTTCCTTGAAATTTTACTGAATTTTGATTTATTGTTAAATTATTTGTTGCAAATGTTCTAGCATAATCTGTTAATACTATTGTATCTCCAGCACTAGCTGAACTTGGAAATGTACAAGTTATTGCACCTCCTGTTGTATTTACTGGATAACCTTTACCAACTACTGCATTAAAGTTTGAAGTTTGAACTGATTGCCAATCTGTACCTGTTGCAATTGTAGTTGATGCACCAAGAGCTACAGAAGAACCATTAATTGTAATTGCACCTGAGCCAGTTAATTTATTATTAGCAAAAGTACCTGTAGTTATTTTACTTGCATCAAGATTAGGAATCTCTGCTGCATCTAAATCTATTGCTGGGTTTCTAACTTTTATTATTGCCATATTATTTTACCTTGCTGTACATGGTACATTATTTGAACCTACTAATGATTGACCAAATGCTAAATATATATATTTATCTCCAGAATTATTAAATTCTGCATCTGTGTTTTTTATTTTAAAACCATTAGAAAGTATATCTATTGCTTTAGAAGAATTATCATTTTCAACAGCAGTTGTATCTGGTCTTAATTTTTTAGTTGTTAAATTAAAAGTATCCCTTGCACTATCAAATAGATACCAGTTGTTTGTTGCACCATCCACTTTTTTTCCCATAATCCAAGTAGGTTTAAAACCAGTATAAGCAAATGTTCCATCTGCATTTCCATTTCCATAGTAATATCCAGCTTTACTAAAACCAGTTTTATTTGCAAAACAATAAGCTACATAAGTTCTACCACTTGTGTTTGTATCTCCTGTTCCTACACTAAATACACTTGAAGTTGGAGTTGTATTATTCCAATTTGATGAAGAATAAGATATACCAGTAGTATTTAATACAATACTTGCACCATTTCCTAAACTTACATGATAACAATACCATCCTTCTGCATAATTTAATGATTTAGTTATAATCATTGTTGGAACTGCACCTAAACCATGACCAATAGTACCTGCTGTTCCTGTTCCTGTGTAAGTTACAATACTAAATCCTGATGTTGTATTAGCTGAAGTATATGAACTATTTATTGTTCCTGTTGTGTTAGCTGAACCTTGACCATTTGCTTTCCAGTTCCATGATGCGTAATTATTTCCATTTGTATTAACTCTACCAGAATTTCCTACTGTAAAACCATCACTATTAAATGATTGTAAAAATTCTGTATTTGTATCTTCTGTATCTGTAGTATCACTTTCAATATACTTTGTTGCACCTCTTACTGCATCTGTCCAACAATGAGGGTTTGAATCTGACCTATTTTTAATCCATGTTAAATCTGGTTGAAATCCAACACCAGTTTGTGCATTACCTGTAGAACCATTACCTGTATAAAGTTTAGTATTAAAATGTTCTGTAGATTTATTAATTGTTGTGTATGCCATTATAAGTTTAATCCCTTTGTTGATAAAGCTGTGTAGCCAGTTGGTACATCATATTCAAATATCCCATTTCCACTTGCGTTAGTTCCTGCACTAGATACTGCTGTTGTTCCGAAGTAGCCATTGCCGAAGTTCCAAGATACTGTATTGTTTTGTGCATTACTATCGCTACCACTAGCAAAAAACCACCCACCATTAATAGTAGATGCAGGAGCAGTAAATGTTGTTATTGCACCTGTACTAGAAGTTGGGTCGCCAGAGTTTTGCCAAGTTCCATTTTTACTAAAAAATAAACGATTATTGTCAAGGTCTAAAGCTACTCCAATTATATCTCCTGTTGTAAAAGTTGCACCATAACTATTCTCTCCACCACCTTCAATATTTAAACCACCAGTTTGTGAACGATAAACTACATTATAAGAACCAACATCTTGATTTATTCTTGAAATTTCTGAAACATCTTCTGTTATTCCAACCCAACATCTACTAGCATTTGATGTTGCTACATATTTCATTTCTGCATAAAATTTTCCACTAGACATCATTAATGTTGAACCACCATTTACATAAGAATTATTTGTACCTTGTGCAGTAGTGTTTCCATTTGTAAATGTACTCACACCTGCAGTTTGTCCAGCACAACTTGCTAAAGGATTTAATGTAGCAAAAACATTGCTTGGATTATCTTCTGTTTTTGTAAGTGTACCACCACCAACTGTCCAGTTATTACCATTACCAGATTGGTCTGTAACTGAGTTACCATCTTTTAAAATAAAGAAACCATTAGTTCCATAAGTTACACTTGGAGAAGTATTTATTTTCCATTCTCCAGTTGTACTATCTGTAGAACCAAATGCTGAAGCATCATAAGCTGTGCCATCTATAAAATGAAAATGAGACATTAAGCCATTAAAATATCTTGCATTATCTGGTTGTTTGTATCCAATATAATGAGCATTACCTGAATTTGTATAATATTGAAAATTTTGAGTTGGATAATTTGATGTTGAAAAACTTGTTTGTAATTCTCCATTTATATATAGTTTTACTCTGTCAGAAGCTGTAGATTGTGTAGTATCTACACTTGCAACTAAATGATACCAAGCATTAGTATCTCTAAGTTTTGCATTAGTATTAAGTTGAGTTACATCAGAACCTTCCCATTGACCAAAACCAAATTCATCACTACTACTTATTCTAAAAGCATTATCATGGTTTGAACTTGTTGGACAATCAAGTATATAATTATTTTCTCCTGTTGCAGTTCTTTTTACCCAAACAGAAATAGTAAATGTTCTTCTATTTCCAGATGAAAATGTTCTTGATAAATATGTACTAGCCATTAGTTAAATTGTCCTCCACCTGATGAACCGAAGCTAGAAGTTAAACTAAATTCTCTATCTGCTGTTTGACCTTCTGCGTCTGTTGCTCTTAAAGTAAATGTATATGTTGTAGCAGTTGTTGAACTACCACCAAAATCTGTTGTTGTAATAGCACCTGTTGAACTATTTAATGCACAGTTAGCTTGTGATGCATTTGTTAATACAGATGTAGTTTCAGAATAAGTAATTGCACTATCAGAAGTTGCTGCAACTGTTGTAACTGTTCCTGAAAAATCTCCAGCAACACTTCCAAGTGAACCTGCTGAAGTTGACCATGTAGGAGCTGTACTTGCAGTTATAATTGCATTTGTACTTCTAGCTGCATTACCATCATCTAATTCTATTCTTACATAATAACTACCATTTGCTAATGTAGCATTTACTGCAAGTGTAGTAGCATTTGTTAAACTTACAGAGTTAGCAGTTGTAACTGCTCCTGTAGTTTTAATAAATTCTACTTTAGGTATACCAGAAAAATTTGTTCCAGTAATATTTATATCTGTAGCTGTAGATGGTGCAATTGTTTGAGATACATTAGCTACAGTTGGTTTTGTTTCTGTTGCTTGTGCAAAAGATAAATTACCTGAACCATCTGTTTGTAAAAAATATCCATTAGTTATTGATTGTGGAAGAGTAAGTGTATATGATTGACCTGCTGAATGTGGAGGTCCTTGAATTGACACTCCATGGGAGTTCTGAGAACAATTCAAAGTTAATTTTCCATCAGCACTTGAACCATCACCTTTAATTACTAATCCAGGTGTAAATTCTGTTTTAGCATTTGTAATAGCATCTGCATTTACTTTAACAGTAGTAACAGCATTACTAGCAATTTTATCTGCTGTAACTATACCATTATCTAAATCATCTGCTGTTATCGCTGCATTTGCAGGTGTTCTACCTATATAGGGCATTTACTATTTCCTTTATTATGCTGAGATTGTATCTACAACACTTGTTATAATATCAACAGAAGAAGCTGCTGAAGCAAAAGCTTTAACTGCATCTCCAGATTGTAAAACAACTTTAGAACCACCATCAATCAATTCTAAAGAACCACCTGTAGGGATAGGTGCATCTTTAATAATATGATAATTAGTAGAACTGTTCTCTACATAAACAGTAACATTAACTGATGTACCTGAAGTGTTAACACATCTAACACCTATGATAGCATCATCAGAATCTGCTGCTGCTCTTAATGTTGTAGGAGACCCAGAGCTGTTCGAGATATTTTGTTGTAAAGTTCTTTCAAAATCTTGTGCCATAGAATTATCCTAATTATACCTTTTTTTTGTCATATTGTCAACACAAACTACAATGCAATTGCCATTGCAACAGCGAAACCATTACTAGCTTTAGTATTGATATTTGTATTGGCTGTGTTTATTTGAGTTTGAATAGCAGAAGTTACACCATTCAAATATCCAAATTCTGTATTATCTACTGAACCATCATGTATTAGATTAGCATTTAATCTATTAGATGAATCAATAGTTGCTTGTTTAGCATCTAACTGTGTTTGAGCATTAGATGATAAAGTATTAATATATTGAAACTCTGTACTTGTTACACTACCATCTGCTATCTTAGTAGCATCAATAGCTGCTGCAGCTTTAATATCTGCATTAACTATATTAGTAATTGTATTATTATCTGAATCAATAGTTTTGTTTGTTAAAGCTTGTGTTCCAGTTAAAGTAGCAACTGTTGAATCTATGTTTAAAGTTACTGCTCCTGAAGTTCCTCCTCCAGATAATCCAGTACCTGCAGTAACTGCTGTAATATCACCTGTTGGAACTGTAGCTACCTGAGCATCTACATAAGCTTTAATAGATTGTTGAGATGCAACTTTAGTAGCTGAATCAGATGCCATGTTATCTTCATCTAAGAAAGCACTACCACTAATAGCTGTATCTAGAACTGGACTCGTTAAAGTTTTATTTGTTAAATTTTGAGAGTCTGTTAGAGTCGCTACAGTAGAATCTATATTTAAAGTTACAGCTCCAGTTGTACCACCACCAGATAAACCTGTACCTGCTGTAACTGCAGTTATGTCTCCAGTAGGAACTGTTGCAACTTGTGCATCTACATAAGTTTTAATAGCCTTTGCAGAAGCAAGTGTATCATCTGAAGAAGATACTGAAGTTATATCTGTATCTAATACTCCAGATTTTAAATTATCAACTTCAATGTTAGATACTGTATTGTTATCTACATCAATAACTTTATTTGTTAAAGTTTGTGAACCTGTTAATGTTGCAACTGTAGAATCAATTGCAATATCATTTGCATTAGCATCAATACCTGTACCACCAACTACATTTAATGTTACATCACCAGATGTTCCACCACCTGTTAAACCATCACCAGCAACTACTGAAGTAATATCTCCTGTAGGTACTGTTGCAACTTGAGTATCAACATATGCTTTGATTGATTGTTGAGTTGCTAATGCAGTTGCACTATCAGATGACATATTATCTTCATCTAATATATCTGTAACTGTAGTTGTAGGCATAGCTATTGAATCTACATAAGCTACACCATCAATATATAAATCTTTAAATTCTAAACTTGATGTACCTAAATCTATATCATTATCTGTTATAGGTACAATAGCACCATCTTCAATTCTAAATTGTTGTGTTGCAGTTCCAGATACATCTACATAAAATTCTAAATGGTCATTAGTTGTATCTACAACAATTTTATTTAATGGAGTTGCTAAACCTGCATCACCAATTAATCCTATTACTGGACCTTCTGCTGCAGTACCATCATGTTTGTGTCCTGTGTTTACATGAAATGCACTTACTAATGCATTGTATTCACCATTAAATAAATCTGCTGCAATTGTATTACCATCTGCAATAGTTCGTTGTCTAGTATATCCTGCCATAATATTATCTTCTTCCTCCTGCTATAAATGATACAAACATTCCATTTACTGAATATGATGCATCTGTATCATCTGTAAAAAATCTAAAGTTATTTGAAAAACCACTACCAGTTACAATCATTCGTTTACTTGGTAGTACTACTGCTCCAAATACTGAAGAACCAAATACTGCAGAACTTGAACCAAATACTGCAGCACTACTTAAATTACCTACTGTAAAATCTCCTGGTTGTGGAACTTCAGTAGATTCAAAATCATATCTTATTCTTAATTTTAAATTATTATTAGTTCCTTCTGGTTCAATGTTTGCTTTAACTGCATACAAACTTTTTCTTAAACCATTATCACCATAATCCATATCTGGTGTTTGAAACTGTGCATCTATATTAGAACCATCAAAATTATTTCCAGTATCTAATTGATATACATATCCAGTTTCATTAGAACCAAATTGTACTTCTTTATTATTTACATCTAAATCTGAAGTACATCTTTTAATTGCCATGCCTGATGTTTCACTCCATTCAAATGCAGGAACACCATTTGCATCAAATTTAAAAGTTCCAATAATTCCTTTTTGTCCAGAAGCTGCTTGTCCAGATTGATAATAAAATAATCTGTACTGACTTCTTTCTCTAATAACCATACTATCAATGTTATAGCTAGATATGTTATCTAATAAATTATTTATTAATGGTAATATTTTTCTACTAATAGAACTTAATTCAACATCACCAATTCTAGCTGTACCAGCAATAGTTCTTAATCCATCAGGTGCTAAGAATACTAAATCTCCACCTATCTCTTGGATTGTATTTCCATCTACACAACCTATATTTTTGGTTACTGATTTAAGTATAGGGGTAGAATCTAGGTTTGTCAACTCATAGATACTATTTTTACAAAATATGACTAGACTATTTCTAAATACCTTGATACCTACAATTACATCTCCAGTATCTATTGTACCTGCAGAAGCACCAGTAAAATCATATGGTTTTAATCTAGTACTATAAGCAACTGTACTATCTGAATCTGATTGTCCAGCTACTATTAATCTTTCAGAAAATATTGTACATCTTTTAGGATTAATAGGTGAAGACCTTTCTAATGTTTCAAAATGAAATACATTAGAACTACCATCTAATTCTATTTGAAATTCAGCTATCTTATTATTACCATCTGTAATATAAACAGTACCATAAGTACCTTCAGATGAATAATTAACAAACTCAACATTAGATTGATTTGTTCTACTTACTACTGTTGCACTAGATAAATCTGAAGAAGACATACCACTTTTTTTAACAGCTTGTCCACTTGCAGTAGATACTACATTAAAATCTAAAGTTAATACTGTATCACTTGTTATAGATAATACTCTATAGTTAACATTATTAATTTGTATTCTATCATTAGCAGCAAACTCTGTTGTAAAAGCTGTACCACTTCCAGTTACTGTAGCACTACCTGCTGTTACAGAAACTGTTCCTGTTTTAGTTTTATAAGTATCTTTATTTATTTGAGTCCAACTTGTACCTGTAGTACTCCAATATATATTTGCAGCTTGACAAACTATTACACCATTAGCATAAGGAAATAATCCTTCAATAGAA